TTAAATGCTTAGGAGTTTGGATATAAGTGCTTGATTAGACTCCTGAAGCGTTTTTATCATAGCAGTTAACTCCTTAACCTGCTCTTCCCTCGTCTTAAGTAATGACTCAAGAAGCTCAAAAGATTGGCTATTACTACCTTGAGAGGCTTCTAGCATTATTGAAGATCCATTGCTATTTGCGATAATATGCCCTCCTCCATCAATACGAAGATCTTTAGACTTATCTTGCTTGTATATAGGAGTTTCTCCCGTTAATATCCAATCGGCAGAGTATTGTGGGTATAGCGTTACAATAGCGGTAAGCCATTTGGATTGAATATCCTTCTTCCCTTTGTATGCCTTGCTTAAAGTGCTTTGGCTTGCTCCTATTTTTCTCTCTAACTCTGCAAGGCTAATGCCCTCAGTGTCAGCCATAATCTTTATTCTTTCTATAATCATCAGGAAAATAATCCATTAAACATTTGCATAAATGGAAAATAATCCATTATCTTTGCATCTGTAATTATGTTACACGCCTGCAAAGATATTACAAGGCATGAAGATTGACAAATAAAGAATATAGAAATGGAAATGAAGAAGAACGTCGGCTTTGAACGACAACAGGTAGTAGAAGCTCTTAAGCGAGCTTTAGCAGATGGGTCTAGTGTCATTATGGTTACAGATCTAAGATCTGAGGGACAAATGGGTGGTCTACGCATTATTCGTGGTGAAGGTATTCAGCAGTATATACCTCTTCTAGATGATATGGATACTGAACTTATAGGTATCAGCGACGGGGGCGAGTTTACCAAGTCTGATTACGAGAGTTGGATGATACACTTTGACCTTTTGGTTGATAGTACATGGCTCTTTCAGGTGCAATTTGACCCTTATTACCTCTTTCAAGCATAAACCAGTAATTATTAATCATTAAACACAATAAAGCATTATGGGATCATTTTTTGGATGGACACTAGTTCTATGTATCAGCGCAGTATTAGGCGCAGTCACACTCAAAGAACTTCACTCTCTCTATCTGAGAGGTTGGGTTGAGTTCAAACGAGCTGAACGCAGAGTTCGCTACATCAAGCTGAGAAGTAGAGTGGACTTGATCAAGCTCGATAAGATGGCAAAGGAGGCAGAAGCCTAATTTATCAACAACAATGCCTCGGGGCGGAGGGCGTACAAGCCATATCACAACAGCCCAAGGCCTCGAGGCTCATTTATTAGAGAAAGATGGACGTAAGACGATATATAGACACGCCAGCGTGGGTGCGCAAGGAACTTAGGGATCAATTGGGCGTAGGCGAGAGCACAGTAACTCACGCTCTCCTCTACACTAGAAGCGGAGAGGTAAGTGAGGAGATAAGAAGCAAGGCACTCGAATATGATGAGAGCTGTGTGATGCTGGCTATTCCAGAGGGACAAGCCATGCAGATTGCTGGAGAAGAACTGCACTGCTATCTCAAAAGAGGGTTACTGCTGGTGGCAAATCTTAAGACAGGGCAGTATGAAGTGTACAAGGGTGCAAAGGGCGGTACTCCAATTATCTCAGGCTGGACAGCACCAATGGACGAGCTTGGTAAGATTATAGAATTGGTTAGCAACATGTAATATGGAGAGGTACAAAGGGCAGTGGTGCGTCACGGTGGCGGAGCTGACCCAAGACAACCGAACTCCTCAAAACCCTGCCGACTACCTCAAGCCGATAATAAGCCATTCTAACTACAAAGTGCTTTGTCATCGAGGGAAAATCGATGTCCTTCGTAGGGGTGGCGGAGCTGAAACCCCAGCCTTGATATCCTACGACAGCCTACCAGAACGCATTAAGACACTGCTACAAATGAAATATCCAAACATGGAGGAGCAAATGAAGCAAGGAGATAGACCACTAGACAAGCTATTCCGAGATGCTTACAAGGTGGACTACAAGGCACGAGCCTTCTATTGGGATTGGGCATACTCCTCTAAGGTTACTCTAACCCATGCAAGGATAGAGGCAGTGGTCGAAGAGTACACAGCCAACGCAAGCGTCATTCAGGCGGTTGTTAAGCTCAAGACGGACAACAAGCTCTATCGCAAGGTTCGAGGCAAGCGAGGGGCAAGCTGGGCAGATATGGCAGAGGCAATCAAGTTCTTCAAAGATGAGGTTGGCCATACCCTCGGTACAAGCCCTACGAGGTTTGCACGCTGGGTGAGGGAGTTTGAGCTAGGCGGATACGAGGCACTTATCTCTAAGAAATTCGGCAACGACAACACTAAGAAGGTAAGCGTGGTGGTTGAACAACTTCTACTCGCCATGGCGAGAGACCAGCACCGCCCAACGGGTAAAAAGGTATGGGAATGGTACTGCGACTTTAAGGCAGGAGAGGTTACGATACTTGCACCATCAACGGGGGAACTCTTAAATCCTAAAGATTATCCCGACCTATCAGAAAAAACAGTCGGAGATATCTTGGAGAGAGCAGAAAATAGAGCGGTCGTAGCTATTGCGCACGAGGGTCGCCACGATTACCAAACGCTTTACCGACCAAGCAACAAGCGTATAAAGCCTAAGTACTCACTATCGATGGTATCAATGGATGACAAGGACTTTGCGATTAAGGTGCGCTTCTCCAAGACTAGTAGCAGGCTTCAAGATGGCAGGAGGCGATCCGAAGATAAGAGTTTTGAAACAGCTCTTAAGGCATATCTCTGCTACGATGTAGCTAGTGAGGCTATTATCGGCTACTGCTTCTCAGTGGAGAAAAATACGGACATCTTCCTCGGTTGTGTAAGAAGCATGTACCGCAACCTAATGATGTGGGGTTTAGGACAGCCTCACGAGGCTCAAGTGGAAAATCACCTTGTGTCTCAATTTAAAGACACAATGATGAAGAGCGGTCGCCTATTCCCTGAAGTTAGCTTTGCCAAGGCTGAGAACTCGCAGGAAAAGTACGCTGAGCATTTTAACAATCAGCTAAAGCACCAATTCGAGAAGTATATGGTGTCTGAGCCTGTGGGTCGCCCTCACGCTCGCCTTAAAAGCAATCGAACGAAGAACCGCAAAGTCTCAGATAGTACCAATACAGCATACAAGCAAAATGTCTACGAGTATGACGATGCAGTGAAGCTCTACACTCGCATCATCGAGGAGTGGAACAACTCGCTCCACCCAAGGCAAAAGGAGTATCCAAATATGTCAAGGCTTGATGTACTGCTTCGCTGTCAGCACAGCGACATTCAGCCAATTAATGAAGCTCAGCTAGCACGCTGGGCAGGCGAGCAAGTACTGACGAGCGTGAACGATAGAGGGCTGATGCGAGTAAAGGGTGAGGACTACATCGTCCTCCCAGCTCAGGAGGCACGCCTAGCAGGCAGAGACAATAAGGTTGAGGCTTACTATTTGGATATGGAAGATGGCGGAGACATCGACATGGTCTACCTCTACCAAGACGATGTGCCTCTGGGGACATGCAGGAGGCAAATACCTTATCAAGTCTCTAAGCTCGAACGCACAACTGAAGATATGCAAATCTTCGCTAGGCAAAATAAGAGGTTGAAGGACTTTGACCAAGCGGTGAAGAGTAAGATACCTGAAGACATTGTGCGCATCGATAGCGAAGCGATGAGGGCGATGGAGCTGAAACCTGTGGCAAAGATAGTAGCCCCTTTAGAGGGAGACTTTGAACTGCAAGCGGAGGACTTCCTAAAGGGTAAAAAGATAGACTACGCCAGCAAGGCTCTGGCCGATTTGTAGAGCATTAAAACAGCATTAAAAGGATATTAGAATTATGGAATTAACGGACGAAATCAAGAGTAAAATCATCGAGGGCATCAAGGCTGACCGACCCAATTATAAAAGCAACTCCAAGCACGCTACAGCACTTGGCATATCAACACCTGTTTACTCCTCGCTGATGAAGGGCAAGACGGATAAACAGTTGAGCGAAGCTAGCTGGTACGCAGTGGCACGAAGATTAGGATTGAGCCTTAGGCCTGAGCAAGAATGGAACGCCGTGAAGACTGCTACATTCGATTACATAACAAAGCAACTCCTAGTCTGCCAAGAGCAAAGCGTAGCAGGTATTATCTGCGATATACCAAATATTGGTAAGACTTTCACGGCAAAGTTATACGCTAAAACACACCCACATGTAGCCTACATCGACTGCTCTCAATGCAAAACAAAGCGACATTTCATTAAGACCATAGCAAAGGAGATAGGGCTCACCACGAATGGCACGTATCAAGATATGTACAATGACCTTGTAGGAGCCCTAGAAGGGATGGATAGACCTCTGATTATTCTTGATGAGGCTGGCGACCTTCAGAACGAGGCTTTTGTGGAGCTAAAAGCCCTATTCAATGCTACTGAACACGCTTGTGGCTGGTTCTTGCTAGGCGCAGACGGCTTGAGGGCTAGAATAAAAAGGAGTATTGAATTCCAGAAGATAGGCTGGGCTGAGATTTTGTCTCGCTATGGCACTAAGTCCAATCGAGTAACACCAGAAAATGAGAGGGATCGTCTGACCTTTGAGCTTGAGCAGGCTATGCAGGTAGCCTCTGTGAATGCTCCTGAGTGGGTAGATTACAAGCAACTAGCACGCAAGGCAGGAGGGCTAAGACGAGTGTACATCGAAATCATGAAGGCGAGACGATATGGAAGACCAGAAAGCAATTAAAGAGCGTTTGCCGAGGGCTCTGTCGCCACAAGACCTCTTCCGAATGAACATCAAGACTATCGGCTGGAGTGGCGAGTGGAAGCAAGTACTTGGCGACCCTGCGAGAACGGGCATTTGGATCATGTGGGGAGGTAGCGGTTCAGGTAAGACAAGTTTCGCCCTCCAGCTCGCCAAGGAGCTCACAAAGTACGGCAAAGTTGCCTACAACTCACTCGAGCAGGGTGCGAGCCTAAGTATGAGAGAGGCACTAGAGAGACACGAGCTAGGCAGTGTCAGGAGGGGAAGTTTCCTCCTCCTTAGTGAAGACCTAGAAACACTAAGCAAAAGACTATCCAAGCGACAATCCCCCGACTTTGTCATCATTGACAGCATTCAATATACAGGTCTTGACTACAGAGGGTACAAGCGGTTCAAGGAAGCCCACCCTAACAAGCTCATCATATTTGTCAGCCATGCCGAGGGTATCCAGCCAGAAGGGCGTACGGCTAAAAAAGTAACCTACGATGCAGAGATGAAGATATTTGTCGAAGGGTACAGGGCTATAAGTAAAGGACGCTTTGTAAGTGAGATAGGAGCATTCTACACGGTGTGGCATGAGGGTGCTACAAAGTATTGGTTAAGCAACGATAATAAGGAATAGATATATGGATAAGCCAAGGAATTACGCAAACTTCTACGTGCTCATCAAGAAGTTGCCATACGCAAATAAGGAGGAGCTTGTTGATGCACACACGGGGGGCAGGACTACAAGCCTTAAGGAGATGACCTGCTCGGAATATGAACGTATGATAAGGACGATGCGCAGAGATGTAGAGCGAGAGGAAGAGAAGCGCAAGGCAAGGAGCTCGCTCCTCCGCTTGATGCAAAAATATGGAGTAGACACGACAGATTGGGACGAAATTAACCGCTTCTGCAGATATAAGAGGATAGCAGGTAAGGAGTTTGGACGGCTAGACATCAAGGAGCTCAAAGCAGTAGCCAAGAAGATGCGCGCTATTCTCGCCAATGGCGAAGAACCAAGGGATGAGCAGAAGCGTGGGAGGATGTGCAGTAACCTATTAACGAACTATAACAGCAAGGCAGATGGATTGTGTTAAAATGGTGGCCTTTAGACGGGGCTTACAGAGCGAGATTGATGACCTCAAGGTACGCATCTACCAAGCTAAGATCTCTGGCGATAGAGGGAGAGAACGAGCCCTCATCTGCAAGCTGGTAAGCAAGGAGCAAAGATTAGCATTGACGTATAGTTCAGCAACCCCATTTATGGGGGACGCAATAAGAGTAGCAAGATAACCGCCCTTTGGGCATAAACAAATATAAAATGAAAGAAAATAAGAAAGTGGCTGTTGTGATTACAGCGGAGGAGCTGGAGGAGTTTCAGGCCCTCAAAGAAGCTAAGGCTAAGGAAGACGCCAAGCAAAGAGCGAGAGAAGAGCGAGACGCCTACAAAGGACTTGCTGAGAGTACCGTTGATGAGATGATGCCACGTATCAAGGCATTAAATCGGGAGTTGCTCGAGACTAAGATGTCCGTGTATGAAGCGTTCAGGACGCTTATCGACACGAAGAGTAACCTATTCGGAATAGCTTCATCGCAACGCTCTCACACCTTTCGCAATGCTCAAAGCTCTTCACGCATAACGATAGGCTTTCATCAGAGAGATGCGTGGGAGGACACAGTCGCTGAGGGTATTGCCAAGGTGAAGATGTATGTAAGTAGCTTGGCGAAGGATGCAGAGAGTGAGACGCTGGTAAATATGATACTTGACCTCCTCTCCACGGATAAGCAGGGCAATCTTCAAGCTGAGAAGGTGCTCCAGCTAGCTAAGTATGCAGACATCGTGAATGATGAAGAGTTCAGTGATGGCGTGCGAATTATTCAAGAAGCGTACAAGCCTGAGAAGACTAAGCTCTTCATCAGAGCAGAAGAGCGTAACGAGCAAGGGAAATGGGTAAACATACCACTTGGTATAACAGAAGCATAACAATTAAAAGAATTAGATATGGTAGCATATTATGAAGTTAAAGTCCGCTACGAACGGATGGAGGAAGATAGGTGCAAAAGAGTGACAGAGACTTATCTTGTCAATGCCCTGAGCGTCACAGAAGCAGAGTTCATGGCGAATAAAGAGTTACAGCCTTATGTGTCGCATGGTGATGTAGAGATTGTCAGTGTATCTGCTAGTAAGTATTGTGAGTTGCTCCTTAATGAAGAGGATTACTACTATAAAGCCAAGATAGAGGTTGAACGAATAAATGAGAAGACAGGAAGAGCCTATAAGGTTAGTACACTCTCCCTACTTATCAATGCCGAGAGCATTGAGTATGCCTTCGTTATTTGCAAGCGTTACCTTGAAGAGAGCGTTGAGACACTCAAACTTACATCAATATCCGAGTGTCCTATTGTTGGTGTATTTAATAACGTTGAACCATGATAATTACAATTGATTTTGACGGTACTATTTGCGAGGATAGATACCCAGAGGTAGGCAATCCAAAGAGGAATGCAGTAGAAAGCATTCAGCGGTTGTACAACGATGGACATTACATCATCATTTACACTTGCCGTTGTGGCGAGAAGCTCAAGGATGCTGTAAACGCTCTCCTTGAGTGGGGAGTTCCCTTCCACAGAGTCAATGACCATTGCCCTGCCAACGTAGCCAAGTACGGTGAAGGAGGGCCAAAGATCTATGCAGATGTATATATCGATGATAGAAATCTCGGAGGCTTCTTGGGTTGGAATGATGCGATGCAGAAGCTCGGCTATCCACCCCTCACTTAAATAGCAAAAAAACTCGCCTAAAATGCAATAATGGCTACCAAACTTATATAAGTTTAGTAGCCATTGTTGTATCTTTGTATATATGGCAAAAAAGGGAAGGAACTGCAATCTTATAGAGCTTCGTAACAAGAAGATATGTGAACGCTTTACCTATTGGTACGGTGTTCATAAAGTGCGTCTTGACGAGACTCTGCGCATCTTGTCGGAGGAAGAGTTCTACCTTACCGAGCGTCATATATGGCGCATCATCAAAGAGCAAAAGGGTCTACTCTCTCCTGAGCGTCTCAAGGAAGCTCAGAAGCCTAAGATTAAGGCTGTTCGGGGTGTTCCGTCGAGATTGAAATGTGTGGCCGAGTTTGACTATTCACTATTCCCTTAGCTATTTTCTCGGTAACTCTGCACTTATATATTGTCTCGTAGACCTTGATGCCATGATTAAAGGTGTAGAAGGTCGATGCCGAGCGCACAAAAGCTCCATCATCGAGAGGGCGAAAGCCCTGCAATAGCTTGTGTAGCTTCTGTCTAAGTTCTTCACGTTCCAAAATTCTATACTCCGAGCCACTCCCTGCATGATGGTCGTCGTAACAATCGATGATGAGCCTAGTGCGGAGGGTGGCTTCTCCTATTTGGGAGTCTCCTTTAAGCTCCGACCAAGAGACCTCGCTGGGCTCGATGAGTACAGCAGGATAAACTAGTGGGTACATATCTTTGTTGTTCTGGTCAAGGTTCTCTAGCTGACCATAGTCCTCATCAACGAGGAGTAATTCAGGCATTGCTTCAGCAATGTGCCTTATAGTTTTAGATAGAAGATATTCCATTTCTTACCTTTTCAATCGTTTGTTCTATTTCGTTAGTCACTATTTCGGTGAGCTCCTGACTCTCACCGATGAATTGTCTCTTTGGTATTTGTATGCTTCGAGATAGTGTACTCTTCTTAGTGAGGGCTAGACCTCGCCACTTCAAGGATTCTGGGCTTAGGTTTTCGGGCGACGTTGCGCCCTTGCTCTTCTTGCCCTTGCGGATGCCAGCGGATTTGAAGAACATAGCCCAAGCGAACTTGCGCATATCTTGACTTATGGGTATGTTCTGATGAACAGTACCACCATCGTTGTGAATGTTGGCGTAGGGCACACTATTTACGATGGTAACATAACCCTTGCCGATGATGCTCTCCGTACTGTTCATCAGATGGTTGCGAGCTGAGGTAAGTGTCTTGTAGCGACTGCTAGCACGCTTGTCGCCTGAGACCTCACGGAGTGAACGCTTCCACGGCTGTAAGCCTCCATTGCGAAAGCCTGAGTCTCTAAAGTTTTGCTTGAAATGCTGGACAGCTAGCACACCCAGCTTGCGAGGAAGGCGGTCGTCCACCTCCTCCTGAATGCTCTTGCTCAGCTTGTCAACCATGCGAATAAATTTACTTACATCGCTTGCCATATTAAACTATTGTGTTACCTTTGTAGTGTCAGTACGTTAGCAATATAGGCCCGATAGTATCAAGCTCCGCTAATCTCTGGGTGACATAGAACCTCAGGTTATCCTGAGGTTTTTTCTTGTAGTTCAGTCAATAATCTCTTTACGACATCAGGCTCTCTTGATTCTATCAGTACAGCCTTGTTCTTGTAAAGAACATAGCATTGATCTATTTTTCCTGGTAAATCGTGTATTCTTCTTTTAATGTGCTTTGTAATGTCGTTTATTCGTAGACGTTTAACATGAGCATCAAGGTCAATTATTACCGCTTTGTAGTCCTGTTCCCGTTTATCTTGGAATGCTGCTGTAATACCTTTTTCTGACCCCACTTTCTTGTTTTCACCTATTACCCCATTTATCTCAAACTCAGGATTCTTATGCTCGTTGATACGGAGATGAGGTCTAATCTTGATCTTCATCTCAGGGAAGCTTTCAAGCAGAGCCTTGGCGACACGCTTGTTGTCTTCTAGGTCTGTTTGGTCCGCCTTGATGCTAATTTGCAGACGATCTCCATATTCTTTGCTCTTGATATATATTTCTCCTTCTGCAATCTTAGCGTTATCAATAAGGCTTTGCGCATAAGGACAGTTGTAGCAGTCCTTCGTCTGCCCTCCTTTATTAAATAGTCTACCGATCCAATTCTGGAGCTTGCTCTGCTTTTTGAAAGGGCAAGAACTACAAGAATCAGGGAAATAAGGGTGCTTGTCGGAGAATAGATGTCCATCACGAGGGTTGTTCTCAAGCCCTTGCTGAGCAGTATTATCCTGCCTAGCCATCTCCGCAACGTGTCCTGTATCTGCCTTGTCGCTGGTGGCTTCGAGTGAGCACTTACAGTTCCATCGGTTAGCAGGGTGATTGTCCTGCCAGAACGGGTCATCGACGGGCAGGGTTAGTCTACTAGTCCAATACCCCTTGTGTACATTCTCTGGAGACACCGAGGTTGTGGGCATCCAGCGGAGGTTAGGTAGTATGTCCTTGTTGCGCTCAAACTCCTGCCATAGTGAGCCTTGGTGGGCACGCAAGACGGCGGTGTCGTACTCTGTTTTAAGCCAAGCTCCGACATGGTGTGAGGCAATCGGCTGTACGGCTTCTCTCCACTCCTTGAATGAGCGTAGGTTGCCGTCTTTGTCGTGCAATCTCTCCGCCATTTTAAGACCCATTGAATGGCATTTGAATGCGCTAAAAACCTCATTCGAATGCTTAATAGCCTGCAGGAACTGAGGGGTGTGCTGACGTTCCCCTCCTTGTGTAAGGCCTTTTACAGCACCTTCGTTTAAGATGCGTAGTACCTCACGCCACGCAGAGGGTTCGATTTCTCTAGACACATCAAATCCGTCATATATCTTGCGCAGGAAGTCTTCAAGGATATCCGCTGAGAAGATAACTTCGCCTAGGTCATTGCGTGGCGCACCAGAACAGCATGCGCAGGGCTTCTCACCATAATAGAGGTTGTCTATTAAAAGTCGTTGTCCGCCCCCAAGACGTTGGTTCTGGTGGGGGCTAGCCCGAAAAAAGAGCGCAGGCGGTTCTTAAGGTTATTACCCTTGGGAGGGGTGTTCCCCTTGGTCTTGTCGTCCTTCTTCTTCCCTTCGTCGTCATCTTGCTCGCTCTCCTCGACTTGGACACCTCCAGCCCCTTCGAGCTGTCGGCGCATAGCCTCCTTCTCCTGCTCTCTCTTGGTGATGAGCTCGTTGTAGTTGTCTGGCTTGGGTATGCCTGAGAACTCATACATGTAGTCGTCGGAGATAGGCAAGCCAATAGAATTGAGCTTAAGCACAATGTCTACCTGCTGAGTGGGGTGCGTCTTCTCCTTCCTGGCATAGACAAACTTGCCACCGTCTGTCTTAAAGCCAAGGTTAGCAAAGATAGCTTTCATATGGTAATTCAAGACGTCTAAGATGAGGCTTCGGTCGTCTTTGTTCATCTCGTCCTCGACCTCCTTGTGTACCTCACCTAGGGCCTGAGTACCTGTGCTTTTGGCATCTGTTGTTAGCGTGTTGCCGAGTATTCGGATAGAAATCTTGCTATCCCAATACTCAGTAAATTGCTTGAAGATTTCGCCCGTACCCATCGCATTGCGAGGCTCGATAATCTCGAGGTCGCTATCCTTGGGGCATATATATACAGCGGCTGCTCCTTGTTCTTGGGCATCTCGTATTAACTTTAGTCTTGCCTCATCGTCGCCAGCGTCATAGGTGTACTTGCGAATAGGGATACCAAAAATATTACAGAACCTCGCCCAATCGCTTACGTTGCCTCTCTTATAGAGGACAGCAATCATCAGGTCTAGGAAGATACCTAGCTTGCGCTCAGTACCTACAAAGAGCATGTTTGGGAAGTTCTCGATTGGTTCTCCCCTGAGGTCGTATTGCTCTCTTTTAAGCTCTCTGTTGATAGGGTCGTAGTGCTTCCTATTGATCGAGTCTGATTTAATGTTACCCTCTTCGTCTAGGTAGAATTGCAGGAGGCTGAAGCCCCAGAAGGAGGACATCACAATCTCCTTCATGGCTTCCTTAAACCATGGTGAGCATATTTGCGGAGTGATGACCTTATCAGCCTTGCCGTTTATGTGAAACTCGATGGGCATTTGTGTAACGCCTCGTAGGCGTTTCTCAAGAACACCCATAAGGTGAATGTCTAGCTCGTGCGACTCGTAGATATCATATAGTTCCACCCTCGAAGCGTAGTCTATTCGCTTGGCTGATTGGACAGCTTGCTGGAATTTTCTGAGGTCAAGGAGGAAGATTTCAGGCATCCTTAGAGCGATGTCTGGCAATTGAAAAGTGCCTGCCATCGTCTTTACCTTACTCCCCCCTTGGTATATGCGTCTTTGCTTGTTGTTCTTTGCCATGTTATAGTATTGTAGGTCTTACGGTGTCGGCTTTGATTTGCCAAGGACTGTTGTTACTTTGCTCGGCTTCAGGCAATCGTGGCGCACCTGCGATTGATATATTGCCCTTAGCTACACCCTTTAGCCACTCAAGAGCTCGTTCATAACGCTCCTTGCGTATGTCAGCAATCTTGTAAGGGTTATGAATGGAGAAGATGTGGTAAATGGCGATGTCGATAGCAAACATGAGTATTAGGCTGTGACGCTCATCGCCTTGAGCGGTGAATATCTTTTCACAGTCATATGTTTTGCAGAGGTAGCTACGCATCTCGCCGATAGCTCTGTCCTCGCAGACCTCCACGATGATTGGGTCATACTCTGGGTTGGGTTGCCCACCAGCGGTCTTCTCCCTAAGGAGTGAGGATAGTATCTCTCTATGGATAGAAGCGTTATAATCAGAAGGCTCAATAAAATTACTCATAGCTTAAAGGGGTTATTCATTTTTACGTCGGCGTAGCTTAATACGGTGGGAGGCTCAAGTTCTAGTGTCTTGGCCTTGTGGATAGACACTGCACCCTCAAGGGCATCTAAGCCGTCAGCAGGGTAAGGCATGTGCATCTCAAAGAGCTTACCTTCATTGATGAGCTCTTGCATATGGGGGTTGTCTTGCTCGGCTTCGTTAAACACAAGTTGCCCTAGGCGGTCAAGAGGCTCAAGGTTATTCTCTATACGTACAGCCTTGTCGGTCTTCTTTCTTTCGTCTGGGCGAATGTACAGGCTCTCACCTCTGCGCTTAATCTCTTCACGCAGAAGAGGCTTAAATACCTGCTCAAAGAAGGGGTCTTGCAGTTTATTGTTTTCGATGTAAAAGTAAACTTCAGTCTTGCCTCCCACCCAATGCTTCATATCGAAGTACCAGCCTATGAAGTTGGCGTTTGTCTCTCTTGCGAGGAAAGTGCGAATGACATAGTAAGTGCTTTTGATTTTGCCCACGAGGATAAGAGCCTTGAATGACCCTAGCTTACTCTTTCTATCACTATACGCAGGGTCTCCATAAGCGATGAGATACTTAAACTTGGAGAGCGCAGGCACTTTTCCGTACGCTAGGTTCTTGAAGATAGAGCCCTCTAGTATGGGGTTATTGAAGTATTCCTTTTGCTGAGCTGAGCGAGGTATCTTGCTCAGCACTCGATCAATCATCTCCTCGCTATTCTTGGCTGGCCATGTGCTCTTACCCTCCTTGTCTCTGATGTTTATGATGTCCCAATTATTAGCTATCTCTCCAGCACGTTTGACACAGCAGTCCTTAGCGATGATGTTACCACACCATACTACCAGAGTAGGCTCACTGATGGAGCGTGTGGGGTACAAAGCCTCGTTGAACCAGTCCCACTTCTTCTTAAGCGTTTCAGGATTTCGACAGTCTTCATCGGTGTCGAAGTCGTCGGCAACGAGTACGTCTGGGCGGATAGCCTCATTACGGCTACCACGGGGCGCAGAGCCAGCACCGAGAGCTAGGAACTTAGCACCCGAGCGAGTTGTGAAATCACGCTCTGTCCATGCTCCAAGGTTCATCTGCTCGCCATATAGCTGTTTAAGGCGAGCGTTCGCCTCAAAATTCATGCGATAAGGCACGAGAAGTCTTGTCGCACTCTCCACGGTGGCACTCGTTAAGACAAAGAAGTGCTTACGCTTGGTGAGTGCGAGATACATCAATACCATCATCACGATAGTAGACTTCGCCAGCTCTCGTGACCATGACAACACCTCATACCATTCATCATTCGCTATAATGCGCTTGATTGCCTTAACGTGGAAGGGTGCGAACTCTGCCTTAGCATAGGCAGGGAACATCCACTTGCACCATTTGACGGGGTCTGCCTCAAGCTCACGGCGGAACTTGTCGACTTGACCAGCCGTGAGGCTATGGTCAACAAGTGCATCACGGGCAAAGCTCTTATGGAACTCCTCCCACTCTCTGAGTGCTTGTTTCTCCTTTTGCGTCATCGCTTACTGTTGTTAGCTTGTTCTTTTATGAATACGTCCATGAGGCTATTGAATGCCTTAGCCTGCTCAATGTCCAGAGGGCGCAACCACGCAAGGAAGCGCATGCAGACACTGATAACTTCGCTCACACCTAAGTCGTCTTGTAGCTTCTTAATAGATGAGGCGAGCTTAAGCATTGCATCAGCTTCAGCTGGAGAGGCATAGCGAGCACCCTCCTCACGTTGGGCAATGGTGTTGTTAATCTCGGCTATTTGCTGTTGCCACTGAACGATGAGCTTAGTGGGTGTTACCGATAGCGATGACTTGAGTTCTGTCCAATTATCCTCCTTGGCCCAGCGTGCTATTGTCTGCCTCGATGTGCCTATCTTCTGCGCTATCTCCTCTTGTGTGTACTCTCCTTGCATGAAGAGGTCACGGGCAAGCGCACGCTTATTCAGCTTCAGGTCTTGACTCTTCTTCGCCATCGTTTTTCTCGTTCATTTTATGGATATAGTGCTTATACTTGTAGGTGTAGTCCACTCCAAAGAGCGCACCTGCGAAGGTGGACATCTCACCAAAAGCGATGAGTACGGAATTGTGGATCTCACCCAAAGGCTTTACTAGGAAGCCCCAAAAGAGGAGGACTATGCCCGAAAGGACTAGCAGGGTAGCTATCCAGAGTTGTATGTTTAGTTTGTCTTGCTTTGTCATTAGTAGTGTGCATTTATATGTATGTCTCTGTTTGTGACTTTGATGCTCTCAACGCTCTGCTTATCGATTTCAAGGGCTTCACGGATACGACGTTTCCAATAGAGTGGGTCATTGTCTAGTAGCATATCTGAGATGCCTACACCGATGGCAGGGTTCTCTTTGAAAGCTCCCTTGTGACTCTCAATGATGAGAGCTTGGTTCTGAGGGGTTATCTCTCCGAGAACTAGCGCACCACCTCTTACGCAGAGTTCATAGTCGTTGCTGAGTTTTATTCCTATCATGATAGTCTAAATCCTAAGGTTACATCTCGTTTACCTCCTGAAGAGGAGAAGCTCGTCTTTACGCTGGTGACGAAGTATGCGCCGTCTTGCTCAGAGTAGTCTTCATCATGTAGCTCGACGGCATCGCTAGGCTCGATGTATGGTACTAGCCATGTTGTTATTGAGCCGTCATAGCCGTCGTACGTTCTGCGCAGTAGTTCCGCCTCGCCACGCTTTTTCATGGAGGCTAAGTCGCTCGTTGGACACTTGACCTCTACCTTATCACCTCCTGTTGTGCCTAGCTCTACCTCTCTCACCTTGCCGTCAGGAAGAAGAGCTTTGACGACAACTTGTATCTTCTTGTCTTCTGCGGTCTTGTAGCTGAGGTTGGCACTCTCGACGTTAAGGGCAAAGTCGTATTTCACGGTCTTACCTATCTTCTCTGCTGGTGGGTGGATATGTAGCTCTTTGCCCTTGAGGTAGACGTCAGCACCACACTCCTCTTGTATCTTCTTGAGCGCATCGTAGGCAGTAGCGTTGTGCCACACGAACTTGTCGTATGTCCACTCATAGCTACACCTAATGGAGTAGCCTCCCCCAATGGCGTTCGTAAGCTCTTCTAACAGCTTTTTAAGGCTAATCTTCTTAAATACTTTGTTGGGGATAGCCTTCCTGAAGCTGAAAAGCTCATCTTCGCAGGTAATCGTAGTGCTACGCTTATCTGTCGATACTCGTTGCACGTAGCCCATGAACTCAAGGACAAGCCCAGTCTCCTTATACCCTAGAAGGATATCGACTCTGTCGCCACGCTTAATGCGCTTCTCTAGCTCCAGCCTTTGGTTGTACTCGCTCTCAGGGAGGGTTATTGTAGCTGTGTCGGCAAGAAGTTCCACCGAGCGGTGTATGTCCACCTTCTCTACTAGGCCTAGGCGATAATCACCTACACGTATGTCATGCGTTAAGCTATACATCTTGAAGGAGTAGTTTATACGAATCGTCTGATACGCAGGAGAGCGAGTAGTTCTGATTAGCTTCACCAGAGGTGTGAGGTACTTCCCAGCTCTCAATCACGAGGCGAGATATACCATAGAGCTCAAGGAGGGGGCAGGTCGCCAAGACCTCGCCAGCCTCACACATCTTGCGAAGCTGGCGCACGTCATCTTCAGGATATCGCCCATCTTGCCCAATCAATATGCCTTCAATTTTTACCGCATAGTCATCAAGTGTCCACCGTTCTTTTACTGAGCCACGAGCCTTGCCCTTCATGACTTGCCTTTTGACAAGTATTTGCTTGCCTGAGATTGTGATCATCGGCTCAAGCGGTAGTAACCACTCGCTTTCGCCTGATTTAGGCAAACGCAGAGAGAGTGGGAAGATCATCGGCACTCCGAGAGCGTTGTGGCGCATCGCCTCACGTTCCTCGCCCTGTACACGTCCAATCTCGGCGTATGCGCTTGGGTCAAGTTGTGGTACAACTCGACCTTCAAAGAGGACAAATGGAGGTAGTGGCGATGAGGGCAAGCCAGCGATAGTGTCGTTCATAGTATAGTGTCTGGCTTAGATGTCCTTGTACTCTATCTTCGCATCAAAGCAAGGGCATTCCTTGATTCTTTCCCAAGGGTCTATAATTCCGTTGCCGTTTGTGTCGGGTGAAAAGTCACGATGCCCTTGTATTGTTGCTTTTGGGTAGCGTCCTCTGAGCTCCTTAAGTAGTTTTATTAGGCTTGCTTTCTGAGCGTCTGTGCGGTTGTCTACAGCCTTAAGTTTGCCGTTCTCCATGGTTACTCCTCCGATGTAGGCAACGTTGATGCTTACGCTATTAAAGCCCTTGACTCCATTGCTTGTAGACTCCTCTCTTAAAAGTTGCTCTACCTTGCCGTCTGGGCAAACGACATAGTGGTATCCTGGCTGTTTCCACCCACGAGCCTTGAACTCATTTAGGAGTGTTGCGACGCTAGTCTTCTGCGTGCTCGCCGTGCAATGAACGGCGATGAATTTAATGTCTCTATTCATATCTATCTTATCTATTAGCACTGCAAATATGCGATTAAAAGGAGGCTTTATACAACTAGCGTGTGTCAGATAATCATCTATTATATCACAGATAGTCAGTGTGTTTACTATGTCGCACACATCGTTTGCGAGTGGCGAGCATTGCCCTCTATCTTTGCCTGCAAACAAGCATAACGAGTGCATGAAAAAACTACTGAATTATATACCAAAGGCTGACGGAGGAGCGACGATACTTCTCTATGGTGACGTTGGTGGCTGGGGAGATATAGACAGCCAGAGGGTTGTCACCGAGCTTCTCGCCCTTGAGAGCCAATACACCTCAATAGACGTACGCATCAATTCAGGCGGTGGCGATGTCTACCACGGCATTGCAATCTTCAATGCTCTAAGGAATAGCAAGGCGGATATTAAGATTTACGTAGATGGCATAGCGGCCAGCATTGCAGGGGTTATCGCCTTGTGTGGCAAACCGCTCTATATGTCGCAATACGCTCGGTTGATGCTTCACAAGGTTAGTGGCGGTGCTTATGGCTCAGCCAAGGAGCTGAGAGAAACGGCGGAACTTATAGAACAGTTGGAGGGCACTCTTGCCGAAATGATTGCAGGACGCATCGGCAAGACGAAAGAAGAGGTACTAACCGCCTATTTTGAGGACAATAAAGACCATTGGATGACGGCGACTGAAGCTCTTAGCATGAAGATTATTGACGGCATTCATGATTTAGATGATGCTCCAGCCGTCAATGAAGAGAGCTCTACAGAAGATGTCTACACGGCATTTAACAATAGATTAGAAAGCATTCAAAACCATAATAATAAAGACATGGCATTATTAGATGACATTCGCAAAATCCCTGCCTTTGCGAACGCAACAGAGGCAGATGTAACTGCTCTACTGAAAGAGCAGGCAACCAAACTAGAAGCTAGCGAGCAGGCTATTACTTCACTTAAGGCTAAGCTCGCAGATGTTGAAGCTAAGGAGGTGGAGGCACTATTGAATAGTGCTGTTTCCGACGGTCGCATCACTGAGGAGCAAAAGCCACACTACGCTAAGCTCTTGGACGCCGATAGAAGTGCTACAGAAGCTCTTCTAAACAGCCTACCCAAGGCACAGCCTAAGGGCTTCAAATCGGCAAAGGAATTCACCCAATCGGGTGGCACTGTAAACAAGTTCGCTGGCAAGACGTGGGGAGAGCTTGACAAGGCTGGACTTCTAAACGAATTCAAAACCGCCGATAAGGAAGGCTTCGCACGAGCTTATAAGGAGGAGTTTGGCGTTGATTACCAATTTTAACTAATACTAATAGAAAGACATGGCATTAAATGTACAGGTCTGGCTGAGAGACATTCAGGAGTGCCTCTACCCAGATAACAGCTTCGTAGTTAAGTCTATCGATGACTCAATCTATGTAGACAAAAAAAAGGTGCACATCCCTAACGCTGGTGCGCCTAGCAAGGTTAAGAAAAACCGCCCTAAACCTGCTCAGGAGGTACATCAGAGAACTGACAGCGACCTTGAGTATGAAATGGATGAGCTCACTACTGACCCAGTTTATATACCACACATTGATACGGTGGAACTATCGTATGATAAGCGCAATTCGGTTATTCGCAATGACAAAGAGGAGCTTAGCCGAGTAGCTCACATTAATGTGCTTGAACGCTGGGCAAATGGTGCAGGTAAGATTATTAGAACGACTGGGAAGGATGTCGTACCTCACACTTATACATCAGCGACAGGTAAGCGTAAGGGCATTACCAGAGCGGATGTCTTGGCGATTATGACGGAATTCGATCGCCAAGAAGTTCCTCAGGAAAACCGTTACCTGTTGCTTGATGCTGATATGTATGCTCAGCTCCTTGGTGACCTTGCCGAGAGCGACAAGTACGCATTCTTTCAAAGCGCAGATGCCCAGAAAGGTGTCGTTGGTAACCTCTACGGCATCAATGTTATGAAGCGTAGTAGCGTCTTGCGTGTCAAGGCTGATGGTGAAACCTTACTCTTTGATGGAGAAGAACACGAGGCTACTGAGTGTGGTGCTGGATTAGCTTGGCAATCAAGTTGCGTATCTCGTGCAATCGGTGAGATAGTAATGTTTGACTCTACTAACAACCCCCAGTATTATGGAGATATCTACTCTTTCCTTGTTCGTACAGGTGGTGGTCACCGCCGTACAGATAAGAAGGGCGTGATTGTCCTTGCTGAGGCAACCGCTAACTAAAGTGAATACTTATGCTACCAAGAATTAAAATCAACTTTCTTGAGGGTCAGCTAGGGACTGTCGGGGTTAGCCCCGACGGCCTTGTCGCCCTCATTATCGGTGCAATGGCGGTGAGTAGCACCTTTGAGTTAGGTAAGAGCTACTCCATCACTAAGCCGTCAGATCTTAAAGAACTCGGTATAACGAAGGAGAACAACCCTGCTCTTGCTGAAGCTGTGACTGATTTCTACAAAGAAGCAGAAGAAGGTACTAGCGTCGTTGTTGTTGGTGTCGATGCGTCTAAGAAGATGGCAGAGCTATGCGCTAACGAGGATGGCGCAGTGGTGCGCTCAGTGATTGAGCGTCACAGCGGTGCTCTTCGTGCTGTATTTGTATCAACTCCTGCAGGCGACTCAGAGCAAGCTACTGAGGGCTTATCGCCTGATACCTTGGCGACACTCCAGCCTGCGCAAGATCTAGCCGAATGGGCAACAACCTCGCTCTACGCACCACTCTTTATTGTCGTTGATGGTCGAGGCTATACGGGTGAGAATCTGAAAGACCTCGGTCAAGCAAAGTTCAACCGTGTAGGGGTACTCGTCGGCAGTAAAACAGCTGAGGACAAGGGCTCTTGCATAGGTGTACTCGCTGGACGTATCGCTTCAAAGCCTGTGCATCGCAATGTTGGCCGTGTGGCTGATGGAGCACTGAAGGGAGAAGCCTTCTATCTAGGAGGTAAGCGCATCGAGGAGAAGCAAAGTGCGGTGACTGCTCTTTATGAAAAGCGTTACATCGCTATCCGTCGTTACGTTGGGCGCACAGGTTACTTCTTCGCAGATGATAACCTCGCCACTGCTCTCACCGATGACTATGCGCAGATCGCCAACCGCCGAGTGATTGATAAGGCTTATCGCATTGCTTATAACACTCTTCTAGACAAGATGCTAGATGAGATTGAGCTAAATGAAGATGGCACGATGCAAGCCCCCATTCTTAAGAGTTGGGAGTCAGAGCTAGAGGCGGAGATAAACAAGGCGATGACGGCGAATAGCGAGTTATCAAGCTCGGATGGCTCAGGCTGTAAAGTTTTCATTGACCCCAAACAAAATGTCGTGTCAACTTCTAAGATTGCTATTAGCTTGAAGGTTCGCCCACATGGATATGCTCGCTACATCGACGTTAATCTTGGCTTCCAAGTCACTAACTCAAAGACTGAAGGATAATGTTTGATACCAGAGAATACGAATGGAGTGATATAACTCTAATTGTCGCAGGGCGTGACGTGAAGGGCTTCCGAGGCGTCAAGTACACGGAGAAGCAGGAGAAAGAAGTTCTCCATGCTAAGGGCAACAAGCCACACAGCATTCAGCGAGGGAACATCTCTTACGAAGGGGAGCTAACCGTTACGCAAAGTGAGTACGAGTTACTTCGCATGGCTATGGGAGGTAGTATCCTTAACGGGCGTGTGCTCCAGATTACGGTTGCTTACGGCAACCCAAGCAAGGGAGACCTCATGATTACCGATACACTCCTCCACGTAGAGTTCACTGAGGACTCAACCGAGTGGAAGCAAGGCGACAAGTTCCAAGAGAAAAGTTTGCCCATCATCTTTATGGATAAAAAGCGTATTTAACACCTATTAAAATAGCATTAAAATGACATTTTCAGAAGACCAGATACAAAGCTACAAGGCTAAGTATCGAGACCTATACCTGATTACAGTAGACGACAAGAGCTGTCTACTGCACAAGCCTACAAGACAGACACTATCTTACGTGTCTTCTATTAAAGACCCCATTCGTATGAGCGAGGCTATGCTTGGCGAGCTCTGGGTAGATGGCGATGAAGACATCAAGAATGACGACGAGCTGTTTATGGCAGTTGTGGCTAAGATGGACGAGGTCATTAAGGTGAAGGAGGCTGAGATAAAAAAGCTCTAGAAGATGCTGAGGTAGAGGTTGTCGGTGTGGAGGGCATTATTTATTACGACACTCTGATGGAATACTACCTCGGCATCGAAGTCTCAAGCCTACCCGATGAGGTGTGGGCTCTTAAGATGCACCACCTGCTGGAAATCCGCAAACTAGAAGCTAAAAGCAACGCTATACGATGAGCAAAGTACTTGAATTCCTAATCAAACTCAGGAGTGATACCTCCGCCATACAAGTGGGTGTGGCGAGGGTGTCCTCTGCTCTCGATGGCTTGAGCGGTGTAGCGCAACGGACTAGCTCTAGCATGACAAGCTCCCTTGGCAGGGTGCAAGGAGAGGCGGTGCGCACAGGTTCAGCTCTCCGTCAATCGCTTGTCGGGCAACTGCTGAATAGCCCTGCACGTCAGGTGTACCGCCAGCACATGGATGACCTCCAGCAAATCCGTGAACGTGCTAGGCAGGTGGGCTCTTCACTGCGTCAAGCCTTTAGTTTGAATAGCCTAGGCTCGTCGCTGATGGCTATCCCTGGCATGAGCTTCTTAATGAACCCGTACACCCTCATTGCTGGAGGTGTTGGGGCTATCGCCAAAATAGGTAGCCAAGCGGAGCTGACTGCAACCTCATTTGAGGTGCTCGTCGGCAATGAGGAGAAGGCTGGCAAGATGCTCAAGGAGATAGCCCAGTTTGGTCAGGAGTCGCCCTTCGATAAGATGGGGCTAACCGAAAATGCTAGGCAGATGCTCGCCAATGGTGTGGAAGCTGATAAGGTGGTGACTTATCTCCGCCAGCTTGGTGATGTCGCGGCCGGAGATAAGCAAAAACTTGACAGTCTGTCGCTAGTCATGGGGCAGGTCATGTCTAAAGGTAAGCTGGATGGGCAGGATAAGAATCAGTTTGTAAACGCTGGTTTCAACCCCCTTAAAGAGCTACAGAAGATGCACCCCGAAAAGACATATGCAGAGATAGAGAAAGCTATGAGCAAGGGTGCTATAACAGCCGAGCATGTGGCAGAAGCTATTCAGCACGCTACTCAAGAAGGCGGTCAATTTTATAATATGACCGAGAAGACGGGTAAGACGCTGGTCGGTAAACTTGGGTCACTCGGGGATGACATCGTCACGATGGCGGAGGGCTTATATCAAAAGATAGAACCAATTCTTAAATCTGTTGTAGACAACATTGCAGGTTTTATCCCTTATGTTTCAGCTATGCTTAAGACACTCTTTGATTGGATTGTGGTGGGTGTGGGCTGGGTTAAGTCGGTGGTTAATTGGATTATTGAGTGGAAGGATGAGCTGATGCTTGTCGGGAGTATCATCGGAATACTCACACTCCTTATTCAAGCTAAGACAATAGCTCTGACGATCTTCTACGGCCTTGTCCAAGGTGTGATAGCAGTGATGGAGGCATGGTCGGCCGTGCAAGGGTTTCTTAACCTCGTTATGGCCGCTAACCCCGTATTGCAATTCGTTGCTGGCATTGCGATACTTATCTCCTTTGTTGTGTACTGTTGGAATAAGTTCGCTGGCTTTCGTGCTTTCCTGATTACCATGTGGGACACTATGAAGCAATTTGGCAACATCATTAAGGATTACATTGTCAACCGAATTAAAGAGATGATTGAGGGTTTAGGCAAGATTGCTGGAGCTCTCGTGAAGCTCTTTAAAGGTGATTTCTCTGGTGCGTTCTCTGACTTCAAGGCTGGGGTCGGCAACCTGATGGGCAAAGAAAGTGCTACGAAAGCCTTTAAGGCATCGCAGGAGGTTGTCCACAACATCAAAGGCAATTGGCAAAAGAACCTAAAGAAGGAGGAAGCTAAAGACGCTAAGAAATCCAAAGAAGATAGCTCGATAAAGTCACCTAGTCAGAAGGGTTCTGTGCGCACCGAGTGGACAGCCATCGGTGAAGGCTCAGATAAAAAGAACGGCAAGGGTCGCCACGGCAAAGGAACAAAGACGGGCGAAGCACTCGCCACGGGTGGTTCTAGACCTACGAATATCACCATCTCCATAGGTAAGCTCATCGAGACAATGAAGGTGATGATGATGGAGAAGGCTGACACGGCTGAGCTTGAAAAGCTCGTCTTGCAGGCTCTGAACCGCTCACTCGCCATAGCTCAATCAACTGAACAATAATTAATCATGAAGTATATAATATTATTCCTAATATCTCTCCTCCTCTTGTCGTGTTCGCCACGTGTGAAGGTCATTGAGCAAGAGCGTGTGCGCACTGAGTGGCGTGACCGCTTGCGAGTTGAGCGAGACAGCATCTACCTGCACGACAGCGTGCTTGTCGAGAGGAGAGGAGATACGGTCTTTCGTGACCGCTGGCATGTGATGACAAAACGTTTCTCTATTCACGACACTGTATATATGTCACGTGTGGACAGTGTGCCTTACACGGTGTATATAGAAAAGCCACCCAACGCTATACAATCATTTATAAATAAAGCGACGACATCACTACTTATAATACTTGCTATTGTGGCATTCTTCGCTATCGGCTTTAAGCTATGGATAAGACGATTGTAAAGGCTGGACAGACGTGGTGGGATGTCGGCGTGGAGCTCTCAGGCGATTGGCGCAGTGCCATTGACCTAAGCCTAGCCTTAGGGGTGTCGATGACAAGCCTTCCACCCTTGGGTGCTACCCTTAAGGCTGAGCGTGATTATAACAAACCCATGGCAAGTTATTGCCATAGTGAAGGCGTGTCACCTGCGACCCTTGGGTTCTCTGAGCCTCGTAGCATGAGGATATTCGCTGATCCCTTTAACCTAACATTCATGTAATGCAATGCGTACACTTGAAGATATTAAGAAGGAGATGACAGATGCCTTTATGGCTGACCCTATAATAAGGACAAGATATGAGCTTAATGATGGTGATACCTTCAATCAGAAGTTCTCAGTCGTTAGCATCGAGAGGTTGCTGTTCTTTATCGTTGCCTCAGCGCACTATGTCTTAGAGCGCATCTTTGACGAGTTCCGCAAGGATGTCATGAAGCAGATAGAGACCTCTGTAGTGGCTACAGTGCCATGGTACTATCGACAAGCACTCAACTTCCAAATGGGTGATGAGCTGAAGCTAGACGAGGCTACACTTAAGTGGCACTATCCAATTGTGAATGCAGATAAGCGCATTGTGCGCTATGCTTCAGTGACGGATAAAGGAGGTAGCATTCAGGTGCTAGTTGCAAAAGATATGGCAGGAGTGCCAACACAGCTTAGCGAAGATGAGCTAAGAGCCTTCAAGGCGTATATGACCTCGATTAAGATGGCAGGTGTCGTTATCAGTATCAAAAGCCTACCAGCTGATAGGCTTAGCATACAAGTATCTGTGGTTTGCTCTCCTCTAGTATATCTTCCTAATGGTACTCGCATCTCTGATGGGAAGAAGCCCGTTGAAGAAGCTATTGAAGCCTACCTAAAGGGCATCACCTACGGAGGTGTCTTCAATAAAACAAAGCTAATAGATACGATACAAGCTGTTGATGGTGTCATTGACGTAGAGCTTGGCGCATGTAGTGCAACAGCGGACGGTGGTACACCTCAAGAGATACAAGGTAATAACTACTCCTCTCGTGGAGGTGCTTTTGTAGCCCCTTCACTAGGAAGTACAATAAGGTACAACTATGGATAGCTACCGACAATTAGCACAACACCTGTCAGGGCTTAAAGCTCGTAAGGCTTCATTATATCAGGGCTTCGTCCAGAGCGTGGAGGGTAAGACCTGCACTGTTCAGATAGATGGCTTAGACGTGCCAGATGTGAGACTCAGAGCTAGCACGACAGACGAGGAGAGCGAGCTTATCCTAGTACCTGCTGTTGGTTCAGCCGTCATCGTTGGAGCTCTCTCCGATGACTTTGGGCAACTCGCCCTACTAGCTATGGATAAGGTAGAGACAATCACCATACATGGAGGTAAGCAAGGAGGACTAGTCCTTGCCCCCTCACTCGTGGAGAAGCTCAATGCCTTAGAAGATGACCTAAACAACCTCAAGCAGGCAATCAAGTCCGCTCCAACAGTACCAAATGACGGGGGCTCTTCATTCAAGGCTGGTCTTCAGGCTTGGGCAGGTGCAGCTCTCACCAAGACAAAGCAGTCTGACATTGAAAATAGCAAAGTAAAACAATGAGCTGGTATCATCTTGACATAATGAAATTCGCTGAGGAGATGACTCCTCCGCTACTGCGCAATAGCGTCTTGATGTCCTTTATTCGTGCGCTCCTGCGTCCGCTCGTGCGCATCGTTCGTGAGTTTCAAGACCTGCGTGCGCAGAGTAATAAGGCACTCTTGCCTTCAGGGCAGGTGCGAGCAATCGAGGGTGCAATCATAGATAAATATCACCTCCACAGTGGTGATGTGTACATCACAGAACCAGAGGATAAGACGATATACCTCTACTATGAGCGTGAGGGTGCTGGGGGTCTTGAGCTCCCTCAGACGATATATTATGAGCACGAGAACCCGAACAAAACAGACTTTACAATTCATTTGCCTGACCATCTCGAAAAATATAAAGACGATATTACACGGCTGATAGAGATCTATCGACCAGCAGGAAGAAAATACACGATACAATACTATACTTATGAATAAGCTACTATTTTCGGAGGGTGGGCAACCACTCAACCTCGACGACCTTGAGTTTATGCAGAACTCCGTGCATAACCCAATGAAAGCACTGCTCTCTTCTTGGGGTAATTGCATCCTTAGTGGTTGTCAAATTCAAGTCGACAAGGAGACTTCTGCTCACTCGTGGACGGCTGGTTACATCTCATATAATGGAGAGGTATACACTGTCTCTGCAGGTAGTATTGAGCAGGTTGAGCAGTCTGCATCATTATATTGGATGCTCTATTCTAGTGAGGGTGGTAGCCGTTCATTTAGCGATGGATCAGCCCATCCGACGCAAAAGGTGTACACGGCTCGTCTTGCTCCAATGAGACAAGCACCTGAGTCTGGCGACTATCTAGCTGATGATGGTCTCCCTCGTTTAGGCTTCGACTTTATGCGCCCTCCTCGCCTCAAGTATAGTTACGAAGGATCAGGTGAAGTTGTAAATTTCACGGAGTTAAGTCCATATAGTGGAGTGCTAACATTGAAGATTGATGGAGCACTACCAATGAATGGCTATTTTGCTTTGTTCAAAATGGCAGGTGTTAATAACTCGCAGGGTTCAGTGTCTTTCTCATCAATAGGCTCATCTATCGCAACAATCACTCTTACGAATGGAAAGCTAATGGTTAGAGAGAGTGACCCTGATATTTCAAGGAATTCTCACACGGGAATAGGAGGAAAGAAGCACATCTCAATCCTGATAACATGGGATTATGATGAAGATAATAGTCAGGGAGCAGGTATTAATGAAGCTAGCGGAACAGATTACAGAGGTGTAGGGCGCAGTGGTTTTGGACGAGGAAGACGATAAGACATTATGACCATGATTAGTTTAATAGATATCAAGAATCGTGCTGACCAGCTATCCGCCAAGACTGAGGCTGGTTCAATCACACCTGAGGAGGTGGGTGCATTAATCGCTGACCTTGCCCTCTACGCCCAAAGCTCAGAGCGTGACGGCTCAACGCTGGGCATCCGAAAAGTTTACCCAACTCTTGAGGCTATGCAGGCAGATACAGAGCCTATTGGTGATAGTGGTAAGCCTCTTCGCCGTGGTAATCTCGTAGCTATATATAGCGAGGAGCGTGCTCAGAGTGACCCTAACAGCGGACTTGTCTCGATGTGGACGGGTAGCGGTTGGACTTCAATCGCTCGTATAGGCACAGCCATGCGTCACGACTATACAGCTATCGAGCAACGCTTAGGCATGGTTGAGGGTGCGTTTGCAAGTAAAGAAGCCCTTAGAACAGCATTAGAAGGCATTAAAAATGATGTTCAAAATGCATTAGATACAGCAGTTCGTACTATTAACGAAAAGGGTACGGAGATAGATGAGAGCCTTAAGACCTTTAAGCGAGAGCAAACCCAAGCGATTAACACCTTCAAGCGTGAGCAGGAACAAGCTATTGAAACACTCAAGTCAAGTCTACCTAATTATGGCCTATCGGTTAGCCGTGCTGATGACAGCGGAGATACAACGATTACCTTGCATGGAGGTCAGGAGGATAGTTCGGTTACCTTTTCCATGCCCAAGCAAGAGCCCTACAAAATTACAAGTAGGTTAAACGAGACGACTGGAGCTACAGAAGTTAGTATTACCGATGGCACACACACGAGCAAAGTGGAGTTACAGCTCCCTGATGTTACCGCTACTGACTCTCTTGAGGATAGCGCACAACCCATTAGCGCAAGAGCTGTCAAGCAAGCTGTCGATGAATTACGCAAGCTAACGCTAGATGCTGATACAGAACAAACAGAAGATGGCACAAAGGTTACACTATCTCGCAATGGCGTACAGGTAACTGAGTTTGTTGTCGCTGGTGGTGGCTCAGGCGGTGGCAGTGGTTCTACACACTCAACGAAGACACAGCTTATCACCCAGCTAACAAGTAACAGGGTGAAGCTAGGGGATCGAGTTGTGCTAACATACACTTACAATCACCTCGTGGAAGGCGAACCTGATGGCACGCCAGCGAGACTAAATATCTTGCTCAAGCGTGGTGTAACAACCATTGCAGACATCGCTCTAGGCTCTACCCCTAATGGCACAACAGCAACCCTTGACCTCAGCAAGTATTTAACGACGGCTGACGGTTATAGCATTCTTCTTACTGCTGAGTATGAGGAGGACGGACAACTCAAGACGCGCAAGGCGCAGGCATTCTTGTCTGTCATTGATTTAAAGCTCTCTCTATACAATAAGGCGGAGGTGGAGGCATTCATCGCTGGCGGTGGTGTTGCTGAAAACCTATCGGCAATCTTCTCCGTGCGTGGAAGTGCTAAAGAGCTATCTCTTTATATAGATGGCGAACTACACGAGAGCAAGCCACTAACGAGTGCTGGAGGTCGCCAGACATTCAGCCTTCCTTTGAGGACTTTATCGTCTGGTACACACAGCATCCAAGCGGTGGCTACAGCTGATGGCATTAAGAGCAATAGCTTGTATTTTGACCTCCTCAAAGGAGGCAGTAACGCTCCTTTCGTGGGTGTTCTTTTCAGTCGTAGCGATGGGCGCATCTTCACCAAAAGCGAAGACCCTACGCTCCTTGGTGAGCAGTACACGGGTATATCGTGGGAGTATATAGCTCTCAGCACCAACGCAGGAGTAAACACGATGTCGGCGAATGGCAAGCGTGTATCTGTTGTCAAAGTGTACCAAGGACACACTGAACGCATGATGCGTGCAAGTTCTAGTTCTTACGTCTACTCGCTTGAGGGTAGAGACAAGACAATAGGCATTGAGGTTGTCGCCAATACAGCCAGCGGACTAGGCATAAAAGAAGGTGCTGCTCTTGAGCTATTGTCTGAAGGACGAAGCAACAGCGAAGAGAGCAGAAGCGAATGGACAAGTGGCACAACTACAACGACCTTTGAGGGTGTAGACTTCTATAGTTCGGGTTGGATTGCTTCCAATCTACACCTTATGGGAGGTGCAAAAGCCATCGTTCATTACAAGCCTTTTGAACGTGATGCCAAGGCTACAGGTGTGAGCATTATCTGTGAGCTTCGTACAACGAGCGTAAGGCACAATGATAAGGCTGTCTTCTCTTGCTTTGATAGTGAAGGACACAAGCAGGGTGCGTTTGCTGGCTTTGCCGTGATGCCTCATAGTATTACAATGCCTTTCGGAGGTAGCGTGCAGTTTCGTAGTGAGGAGGGTGAGACGATTACTCGCGACCTAGGATTAAAGATGCCTCTTGCTTCTGGTGCGTTTTATCAGCTAGCTATTGTCATCACCCCAGAAAGCGATAGAAGAGTTGTGAGCCTATATATCAATGGGGTGCTTAGCAAGGCTGACGTTTACACAGATACAGCCTTCTCTCAACGCACACCTCAAGACATTGTATTTGATAGTGTGGGTGCTGACCTAGACGTCCGCTCTCTGCGCATATACAACACTGCTCTTAGCGATGATGAGGTGTTAAACAACTACATCACCGACCGTCCAGAGTTAGATGAGATGCTTGAGCTTCAAAAGCGCAATGACGTGCTGTCTTCTGATACAGGAGACATCTCACTGCAGAAGCTAGTGCAACAAGGTAAGGGTGTATTGTCTGTAATCATGGATGGAGGACTTGAGAGTGTTTGGGGTGTATCGACAGATACGAAGACAAGGCACAATGTCGCAGAAATCATATTCCGCTCCCCCTATGGCAGAGCCTACGACCTCAAAGCTACAGATATAACGGTACGACGTCAGGGAACCTCAACCTCAACATATCCCGTCAAGAACCTGCGCTTTGAATTACAGAAGCGCACCGAGAGCAAGGTGTACCGCAATGTTGGCAAGGGCGATAAAGATGTATGGGAATTAGTGGAAGACCGCACCTATACGATGCGTGAAGGTGCAAAGCCGATGAAGCTAATAAATATAAAGGTAGACTACGCAGACAGCTCTCTGCAAAACAATACAGGTGGTGCAAAGCTATGGAACAAACTATGCACGGAGATAGCTGAGCTTAAGACCCCAGCTATGCAAGTAGACAAGTCGGCTCGCTCAGCCCTCGATGGTATTGCCTGCTCTGTCTTCACGGCTGGCAATAGTGAGGAGGCTCAACGCTTCTGTGGTACAGCTCAGTTTAATAACGATAAGAGCAAGAGTGGTTACATATTCGGGCAAAGCAAGAAGGATGGTACGGAGATCGCACTTGAAGGAATAAACAACACTAATGTCGTTGCGAATTTCAAGTTTACAGAAGACGTGGCAACACAGCTAGCTAAGGCAGATGCCAACGGCTTTGATGCTTCCTTTGAGTTCCTTTACCCTGAAAAGGATTATGAATGGAACGGCAAGACTCCAGAAACGACCGCACCCGACAACATCAAGCAGTCGGTTATCCGCTTGATGACATTCGTAAAGGACTGCACGCCTCAAGGCGTAGACCCTAGCCGTATGAGTATTGAGGAGGTCAAAGCAAGATTTAAGAGCGATAAGTTCAAGAGAGAGGTGTCGCAATACTTCTCAGTAGCGAATCTCTGTGCGTGGTATGTATGGACAGACTATTTAATGGCCGTAGACCAAAGAGCCAAGAATACCTTTCTTAGAACTTGGGATGGCCGTGTTTGGTGGTACACCTACTACGATGGAGACACGTCTATGGGTAAGCGCAATGATGCCATGCTTGCCTACGACTACTCGCTGAGCCGTGATACCTTCGATGCTGAAAGAAGTAAGTACGCATTTGAAGGACACAACTCTATACTTTGGTGTTTAGTTCTTGCCAACCTAGAGGTGGAGATGAAGGCAATCGCACAAAAGATGCGTTCAGTGCTGACCAACAAGACAGCTACTGAGTACCTCAATAGTCCACTGCGTGATTGGGCAGAACGCACACATAATAAGAGCAACATTGTCAAGTATCTCAAGCCAACGTATACCGACTATAACGGCAAGGGTACAATGAATTACGTCTTTGCCCTCGACGGAACAATGGAGGCAGTTAAGGCAGATATCATTGATAGACGTTTCTCTCTTCGTGATGCCTATTATAACCCCGACGATGCAATACGTAAGGACAATATCCCTTGCTATGTGGGCAAGAGTCAGGGCTTAACGACGATGCAAGTAACGGCTGGTGATGAATACTTCTTTGGCTGGGCAACGCAAAACGGAGGGACTCGCCAATATGAGCAAGTGCTGTCAGGCAAGACAATGACCCTGCGCTTTGAAGATGCAATCAGTCAAAATGACCCTATACGTTTGGCTGGTGCTAGCCGTATGCGCAAGCTAGACCTTGGATCAACTGCACCATTCATGCAGGGTAGCTTGAATCTAGCCGGCTGTAAGATACTAGAGGAACTAATTGCACCAACAACAAATACTAACCCTACACCTTGGTATATGATGCTTAGAGCATGCACCACACTTAAGCGCATTGACCTTACGGGGCAAAGGGCTGTCAGTGGTACTGAGAGTTCAGGGGCTACTTCTTTTGACGTGAGCAAGCAGACAAGCCTCACGGAACTACTGCTCGGCGGTACAGCCGTTCAAAGCATACGCATTGCCGAGGGTGCTCCACTCGTGAAGCTCACCCTACCTAGTTCGCTCCGCCAGCTTAGATTGCGCTCATTACCTCTTCTTGAGATGAGTGGTCTTGTCTTGGCAGATTGGGCGAGCGTTACGAGCTTTGACTTTGCCCATTGCGCTAAGCTTGATTACAACGTTCTCCTAGAGAAGATGACAAGCCTTGAGCGTCTCCGCATTGAGGGCATCGATATTAAAGGAGATGATACATTGCTTAAGCGACTAATGTCGGTTAAAGGATTAGACGCTCGTGGTTCAGCTGTTGAGTACTGTGCGCTAGTGGGTAGGTATCAACTTACTAAGTATATCGATGATGCTGTGTTTGCGGAGTATCAAAAGCACTTCCCAGAACTCGCCCTTAGACAACCTCAATACACCGTTTTGGAGATGGACGACACCATCACCGAGTGCGCCAACATTAGCAATCTCGACAATCAGACAGGTGCTCGCTTTGGCAAGGCTTACGAGGTATCAGCCCACATCAAGAAGATACTTGATAGTCGTTTCGGCTGTATGGGTAAGCAAGCCGAGAAGGGCAAGATGAAAGTCTTCCCTCTCCAGCACAACGACTGGAGGCGTTATGCTGATAAGAAAGACGTGTTTAATAGCACTGAGGCACGTACAAATGGCGAGGAGGGTGATATGTTTATCTATGAGCCTAGATATTGGTACAAGGGGGTAAATGACATCAAGAGCAGAAAGAAGTACGCCTGCTTTGCAAGTGTCGTTAAGCCAGATGACTATGACCAAAATATAACCAAGGTTGTGCGCCATTCGGAAATCGCTAAGATGCCAGATAAGGCGATAGTGCCTATTAGTACGATTAGTGGTTCAATCCTAGACAATAGGACATACAACAGCTATCGTTTAAATGAATTGTCCTCGTACAAGAAAGTTAGGTTTAATTCGGTGCTGGGCGTGAGCGGAATAGGTGCAGGCTTCTATGATGAGGGTGGCAGATTGCTAAGTGCTGTGCTTGTCGAACCTACAAACGACTATTTCAATGATGGCATGTATTGTATCGCCGATATTCCAGCAGGCGCAAAGACACTTCTCTTCACGGTACGTAAGGCAATCGATGACGCTAATCATTATGTAGTGCTAACCAACTCCAGCAAGGTGGAAGACTGCGAGCCCTTCTGGGTAGAACACAAGCCTTGTCTTGTCGGAGTTATGAAAGGGATACTGCGCAATTCAAAGTTCGGTTCATTTGTAGACCAAGCTAACGACAATGCAGAGGTGGATGGGCTATCGCTTGCACAGCTAAGGTCGTCACTGCTTGGCCGAGGCATGCACCCAATCACTTACGAGGAGCACAAGGACATTGCCAACCTTGCGATGTTCAAGTATGGCACGAGGTGTCCTGAAACGATTGTCGGTAATAACTATCGCACTGAGATAGGTGGTTACGTTCAGATTATTATACCCTACCTTCAGTCAGGTATGAATGACTCCGAGATTTGGGGTGATGAGGGTGTTCGTTATAGAGTGGACAGCGGAGGAGGTTTGGTTACCGAGCGAAGCACCTATGCTGATTATAAGCATAGCCAAATACTGATGGGCTACAGGCGTCTATCAGGTGGTTACTCGCAATACCTTGACGGCGGAGTTACAACATCTCTTGGAGATAATGAAGGGAACTACTGGAAGATTACCAATGCAGAGGGTGAGAGCCGTTATATGCAAGTCACTAGAGGGTGGAATCAGCAAGTCCGAGGTACGCACTTTGGGCGGTTCATGGACTTGGCAGACGTAACAAAGGCTAGAGGCACGCAGAATAGCAAGACTCAGTTCTATGGACGCTTTATGTCTCGTATGTTCGAGGGTATGGGGGGTAATGGCAACAATCGTGAGCTCCTTATTGGCGAAGAGGGGAACGCTAAGTATCGCCAAACTTGGGATATGGGAAGAGTACTTCTGCCAATAATGGACTGGGGTAATTCAAATGCTGAGAACCGAACGACTCGAATAGCCTACAGCGGAGACATTGAGCTTATGCAAGACCTTCAGCAGTATCTAGCAGTGCCATTTAACTTCTAAATATCAATACTATGATAACTAAAATGCAATACACAGAGGGTAGTCATTTTGACGCCCTCGAACTTCTCAACCCCTATACCGATAAGTGGGCGGTGCGTTGGATAGATGGCGACACCCTTTGCGAGGAGACGAGAATAGGCAAGCCAACGCTTGAAGATGTCAAGGCTCTGATAACGGCTTACTTCAACGCTGAAGCTGATGCAGAGATATTGTCGGGCTTTGAATGGAAGGGGTCGAAGGTGTGGCTGTCGCAGGAGAACCAACTGAATTACAAGGCCGCTTTTGACCTTGCTATGCAGTTGCAAGGTGCTCATGGCACTTTGCCTGTAACATTCAAGTTTGGAGATGACACGCACCCAGTGTACCATGAGTTTAAGCCGATTGAAGAGCTTACGGAATTTTACCTCTCAACCGTGGGATATATCACCCAGACACTCGCCAAGTATTGGCTGAAGAAAGATGGTATTAAGTGGGCTAGCTACGAGCAACAAGCACCAGCAGAACCGCAAAATAACGAAAACCATGAAGGAAGACAGTAAAGGTTGTGGTGCAATGGATGGCTGGCTCTCATGGATTAGGCCTCCGCATCATGAGTTCTTCAAGACCGCCTGCGTGCTTCACGATGAACTCTACCTGCTAGGAGGTAATGAAGCTGACCGCAAGCGTGCAGATGTGCGCTTATACCAAGATATGGTAAGGCATTCGCTAGATTACTTCAAGGAGGAAAAGGTGGGCAGTCAGGCGTGGTTCTTGCTCCTCGCATACATCTACTACTGCGCTGTTAGATTGCTTGGAAAGGGGCAATTTAACTACCACTAAAAAAAGAAGAACGAGGAGCAATAACGATTGCTCCCCGCTCTGGCCTGGTCATTATGTAATCAGTTGCCGATATAGCATTAAAACAATGGAATAACGGAGACCTAGGCTTTATGTACAGCAAAGGTAGTGATTAAATCATTACATCGCAATACCTGAAGGGAGGGGGCAAAAAAAAGCCCCCACCCACGCCTTGGCGTCCTTATATGTAGTGAGATACCACAAAGATAATTATTAATATTAGATAGTATGAAAACACCCATAACTTATTATGGTGGAAAGCAGACAATGCTCAAGCACATTTTACCACTTATACCTCAACACAAGCTCTACACGGAAGCCTTTTGTGGAGGTGCGGCCGTCTTCTTCGCAAAGCGACCTGTCGACGCAGAGATAATAAACGACATTAACATGCATCTAGTGAACTTCTATAACACTCTGCAGTGTGATTACGAGTCGTTGAAGCGTAAGATTGATGCTACATTACACAGCAGAGATATGCACGCTCACGCTGGTCATATTTTGGCTTACCCTGAGTTCTTCGACCATGTGGATCGAGCTTGGGCAGTATGGGCATTGTCTAAGATGTCCTTTGCTTCAATGCTTGATGGCACGTTTGGTTATGATTTTGGAGGAGGAGTTCCCAAGAAAGTGCGTAACGCAAAGGAGGAGTTTGCCCAGCACCTCGCAACAAGATTAGAAAGCGTAACCATAGAGAGCAGACATGCTTTTGAGGTTATCGATACTTACGATAGTGATGATACATTTCACTTTGTAGACCCTCCATACGTAGGAAGTGATTGCGGACATTATGAGGGTGTTTTTGGTGACGATGACCTAGGTCATCTCCTCGACTTGCTCACACAAGTCAAGGGGAAATTTATGCTTACTATGTTCCCCCACGATAAGATCGCCGAATATGCTGAGCGTAATGGCTGGATAACGCACAAAATTGAAAGATTTATATCAGCCTCAAAAACATCTAGGCGAATGCAGGAGGAGTGGATGGTGTGTAATTACTCGATGGATGACGAGGAACAACGATTGTTTTAA